CAATCGCGTATGATGATATGCGAGTGTTTGATATCTTAAAAGAAGATAGCAATACTAAATATTTTCAGGGCATCGAAAGCCAAGAACTAGACAAAACTGTTCGCAAAGTTAGCGGACTAAAGGAAAAAGAATGAGAAGCAATTGGGAAGAATCAAAAGCAAAAAGCAAGTATCACTTTGATAATTTTAAAAATGATCCACAAGTTGATAAAGTAACTAAGATGGGACGAATCGTTAGTGATTGGTCTAGTGAAGTTACAGAGATTGTTAAGAACGCAAAGCCAGCAACATGGGAAACTCGTGGATACAAAGGCGAAGGTGTATTGCCACCTAGAGAAGACTTAGAAGCAGAAGAATATGATCTAGAGAAAACAGGGTATGGCAAAGACTTTCAGATTACACATTTGAATTGGACTATCCCTGAAAAGCTAAAGAAAGTCAGTGACTTATTTGGTTTGGATGATTGCATGGAACGTATTCATGTTCAAATGCCCGGTGAAGTATGGAATCTTCACATTGACAAACTAAGCAAGTGGGCTCCCGAAGAACCATGGAAAGTAATGCGTGTCATGATTGCTTTGAATGATTGGGAGCAAGGTCATTTCTGGTCGTATGGAAACTACGTACACAGTCAATGGCGTGCTGGTGATGTAACTACATTTGACTGGCAGAACTTACCACACTGTACGGCTAATGCAGGGCATAATCCACGTGTCACGTTTCAATTGACTGGTGTAATTACTCCGAAAACACTAGAATTCATAAATAGATTAAAGAGGTTCGATACTTATCAATTAGATGGGCCATCGAACGCTTGGTAAGAACCCACCTTAGGGCCCGTTGATGTAACGGTAGAGCGTAAGCTCAGGCGTCCGCGCAATTGAACTGCACCGCGTAGTGTGCCCCGGATAAAGTAACCGGGAGATAAATACTATATGCGTTACAAAGAGTTTATATCCGAATCTCCTGCCACTGACTTAGCTAAAAGACTTCCTAGTCTAGCCAAGCACGACTACAACACCATCGACAAGTTGATGCAGAATGTTGCAAAAAAGCACGGAATCAATGGCAAAGCCCTACATGACTTGTTTGTTAAGAAGTTCGGTAGAACTCCTGACACTTGGGTTAAAGGTAAGCTAGATGAACTCAACACTAACGAAGAAAACGTGGGTGTTGGTCGCGGTGAAGTATCTGCACTACGCAAACTAACCCCAAGACATGTCCCAAATCAAGATGAACTATCAGAAGATAGTGAACCCGATCTAAACAATGACCCAACTATGCGTAAGTTTATCGCATGGACAACTAAGAAATTAAATCTAGACACAACTCCAAAGATTGAATTTAGCTACGACACAGAAGAGGCCCAAGAAGGTCATCACACTGGCCGTCACGTTGAAGGTTCGAACGAAGTTTGGGTCTATGCAAAGAATCGTAATATGGTAGATATCATGCGCACCGTATTTCACGAACTAGTTCACTGTCGCCAAAGTGAACTAAACATGATTCAACCTGGCGATAGCTACCCTGGTAGCCCAATCGAAGCAGAAGCCGATATGATGGCTGGCAAGTACATCAAAATATTCGGTAAAGCTCATCCTCAAATCTTCCAATAATAGCGCAAAGTAGTTGACTTTCTTGCGTAGACCAAGTAGAATAACTACTTATCTACACTTAAGGAGAAACTATGACAGCAAAGATGTTTAGCGGCGATCAAAAGATCAAACTAACCCAACTTATCAACGAAGGCATGGGCGTCATGCATGAGATTGACACACTGAACGGTGGATTGACTGACACAATCAAAGCCATCGCAGAAGAATTGGAAGTCAAACCTTCCGTTCTAAAGAAAGCTATTCGAGTAGCACACAAGGCAAGTCTAGGCCAAACTAACGCAGACAACGAAGAACTCAATCACATCTTGGAAACTGTAGGTAAGACTCTTTAATGTCATACGTTGATGCTATTCACAGCAGGGATGAAGATCGGATCTACGTAGTAGAACGTTCACCTGAGGGTAAGCGTGAATACAAAGAGTATCCTGCAAACTACGTTCTATACTACCCAGATGCTAGAGGTAAGCAACGTAGTATCTTCAACGAACCAGTAAGTCGTTTCAGCACACGCAAGCGTACAGAATTCGAAAAAGAAAAAAGAATTCACTCAGGCAAGAAATTGTTTGAATCAGATGTACCTGTTGTGTTTCGTTGCCTAGCTGATAACTACTTAGGGGTTGAACCTCCTAAACTACACACATGCTTCTTCGACATTGAAGTAGACTTTGACCCTGTCAAAGGTTTCAGTCCTACCTCTGATCCTTTCAATCCAGTAACAGCTATTAGTTGCTACTTAGATTGGTTAGATCAGTGTATCACTCTTGTCATTGCACCAAAGCATATGACTCCTGAGACAGCGGCTGAAATTGTAGCAGAATTTGAGAACACAATGTTGTTCACAAATGAGAAGGAAATGTTCGATGTGTTCTTTCAGTTGATTGAAGATGCAGACGTATTGACTGGTTGGAACTCAGAAGGCTATGATATTCCATACATGGTCAATCGTGTTACACGTGTTATGTCGAAAGATGATACACGTAAGTTCTGTCTGTTGGGTCAATTGCCCAAGCCACGTGAGTATGAACGATTCGGTAAGAAAGAAATGACTTACGACTTGATCGGTCGCATTCACCTTGACTATTTGCAACTCTACAAGAAATACAACTATGAGTCTCGTCACTCATACAAGTTGGATGCTATTGGTGAGATGGAAGTAGGAGAGAATAAGACCGTTTACGAAGGTACTCTCGATCAGTTGTATAACAAAGACTTTAAAAAGTTCATCGAATACAACAGACAGGATACGATGTTGTTGGTTAAGATCCACAACAAACTCAAATTCTTAGAACTAGCAAATGCGCTAGCACATGAGAATACAGTTTTGCTGCCTACTGTTATGGGCTCTGTTGCGATGATTGAAATGGCAATCTACAACGAAGCGCATGAAAGAGGTTTGGTTGTTCCCGATAAAAAACGAAAGAGTATCAATGATGATGAAGTCCAACAAGCAGCAGGTGCCTATGTTGCTACGCCGAAACGAGGTTTGCACGAATGGGTCGGAGCAGTTGACATTAACTCGCTCTATCCCTCGGCTATTCGCGCCCTCAACATGGCACCAGAAACAATCGTTGCCCAAGTCAGACAAACGCTCACCGATCAGTACATGAAAGAAAAGGGCATGAAACTTGCCCGAGAAAAGAAACAGTACAAAGAAGGTGATGATGACGTTACAGGTGCTATTCTATGGGAAAACTTGTTTGGTGCGTTAGAGTACACAGCAATCATGAACCAAGAACGTGGCACAATCTTAACTGTAGACTACGAAGATGGTCGCAGTGAAGAAATGTCAGCAGCAGAAATCTGGAAGATGGTTTTTGATAGTCACAAGCCTTGGATTCTAAGTGCGAACGGTACAATCTTTACATATGAGAAAGAGGGTGTGATTCCCGGTCTACTAACTCGTTGGTACTCAGAACGTAAAGACTTACAGAAGCAAGCAAAGGCTGCGTATGGCACTGATATGTATGAATACTATGATAAGCGTCAGCTTGTTCGTAAGATTTTGCTTAACTCTGCATATGGCGCACTGTTGAACGAGCACTGCCGTTTCTATGACAAGCGTATTGGTCAATCAGTTACATTGAGTGGTCGTCAGATTGTTAAACACATGATGAGCCAGATCAATGAAGTAGTTGAAGGCAAGTATACACACGAAGGCAACGCAATTGTTTATGGTGATACTGACTCATGCTACTTCACTGCGTTCCCAACATTGAAGCCTCAGATTGATAGTGGTGATCTAGAATGGAACAAAGACCTATGTATCGGGTTGTATGATGGCATTGCTGAACAAGCAAACGATTCATTCCCTGCATTCATGGAGAAAGCGTTTCACGCACCTCGCAAGAATGGTGAGATTATCAAAGCTGGTCGTGAATTGATTGGTGATCGTAGTATCTTTATCACTAAAAAGCGTTATGCTATCAACATCTTCGACAAAGAAGGTAAGCGTAAAGACAAAGACGGAGCATTGGGTGATATCAAAGCTATGGGTCTTGACTTGAAACGTGCTGATACTCCTAAATACGTACAAGAGTTCTTAATGGACGTTCTTGAAATGGTTCTTCAACGTGGTAAACTACGTGAGGATATCATTGAACGGGTGAAAGAGTTCAAACGTGTCATGGTTGCTCAGGATCCCTGGACTAAAGGTAGTCCTAAGTCAGTTAACAATCTAACTAATCACACTATCAAGTTTGAAAAGACAGGTGAGTGTAGAGTTGGTCATGCTAGAGCCGCTATCAACTGGAACTATCTACGTAGACTATACGGTGACAACTATTCAATGTCAATCACTGATGGTATGAAGATTATCGTATGCAAGCTAAAGCCTAACCCATTAGACTTCACTAGTATTGCGTACCCAGTTGATGAACTTCGATTACCACAATGGTTCAAAGAGTTGCCATTTGACAATGAAGCAATGGAATCTACACTCGTTGATGAAAAGGTCGATAACTTGCTAGGTGTTCTTGATTGGGACATTAAGAGCAACATCGATGTGAAGTCAACATTTGACGATTTGTTCACATTCGGTTAAACCGGTGTTGACTTGCGCAATATATTCCGTCATAATACACATATACAAGTCCTAAATACATTAGGCAAACTTAAAGGAAAAACATGAAAGACAATTTAAAAGACTTGATCGACCATACATTTGGTCTGGGCGTTATCGAACTGATTAAGATCACTGGCACTGACAAAGAAACACAGATCAATGCTATCGCGGAAGACAAGACTGTTATCGTATCAGGTACATTCAAAACTCCAATCAGTGATTTTGTTGGCACGTTCGGTATGCCTAACTTGAGCAAGTTGAAGACCATCATTGGTTTCGATGAATACGATGCAACCTCTAACATCTATGTTACACGTGTGAATCGTGATGGTGTCGATGTTCCAGAGTACATTCACTTTGAAAACTCTGACAAGAGTTTCATCAACGATTATCGTTTGATGGGTAAGAACATCGTTGAAGAAAAGGTCAAGAGTGTTGCATTCAAGGGTGCTGCATGGGGCGTTGAGTTCGAGCCTACAATCGCAGGTATTCAGCGTTTGAAGAAGCAGGCTTCTGCTAACAGTGAAGAAGAAAACTTCACAACTAAAACAGACAATGGCGACTTGAAGATTTACTTCGGTGACCCATCAACTCACAGTGGTAACTTCGTGTTTCAACCTACTGTCGGTGGTACATTGAATAAACAATGGATGTGGCCAGTTAAGCAGTTTATCAGTATCATGGACTTGGTCGGTGATAAGACTGTTCGTATCAGTGATGCTGGTGCAACAGAAGTTGTAGTTGATAGTGGTATCGCAACATATCGCTACTTGATTCCTGCTAAGACAAAATGATCGACTACGTAGTTGGTGGCGAGTACCTGAATGTTGTTAGTAACAAAGGTGCTCAGCCTTATATCAATAAGACTAATGGTCTGCCCATGACAGGTGCAATGAGTTACGATCCAGGTAGCCAACAGATGAAGGTCTATGATGGTAATAGTTGGCTGACTATTGGTGGCGGCAGTGCTACTGTCAATCTAACACCAAATGCTATTGCTATTCTCAAGTGGGCTGAAAATAAGATGTTTGAAGAACAAGAACTAAAAGCCTTGTGCGAAAAGCATCCTACTATCAACGATATCGTAGTTGAGATGCGAACTACAATGGATAACTATATCAACAAGATTGAAATGGTTAAAGCACTAATACAAGAAGAAGTAAAAGTTTAATGCAACAAGATAATTTATCAGCAAAGCAACAACCAGACTGGGCATTGTTCTTACCAGCAGTGAGTTCATTCTACATTGCTGGCTTGGGAAAACAACGTGAAGGTGAAGTGTACTTTGAGCCTCAACGTATCCCTCCTAGTTTCAATGGTGATGTT